CACCAGTAGCACCAGTTGCACCAGTTGCACCAGTTGCACCAGCTAAACCAGTTATACCAGCAGGGCCTGTTGCACCAGTTGATCCTGTTGCACCAGTAGCACCAGTTGCACCAGTTGCACCAGTTGCTCCAGTCGCTCCAGTTGGACCTGTTGGACCTGGAACTGTTGAAGAAGCTCCTGTTGCACCAGTTGCACCAGTTGCTCCTGTTGCTCCGGTAGATCCTGTAGGTCCAGTAGATCCGGTAGGTCCTGTCGCTCCTTGGATACCAGTTAGTCCATCATTTCCGGACGCGCCGGTAGGGCCTGTTGCTCCTGTTGGTCCGGTTGGACCTGTAGGTCCAGCGCCATCCTCTTGAGTTCCGCCAGTTCCAGCCGGACCTTGCGGACCGGGGGCGGTAACTACTACATATGCAAAGTCATCAGAAAGCATTAGTAAGTTATCTCCGCTCTCACTGTTAGTTCACCTGAAAGTATTTTTGTAACGTCTCCTTCTGGAGACTCAAGTTCTAAGTCGTAAACATAGGATTTTGCAACTAAAGCTGCTGTCTCTGCTGGAGTGAGAAGTATGTCAACTCTACCGTCTAGCTCATCTAGAACTATTTGTTCATTTTCTGTAGTCAAAGTTTCAATGATATTTGTTGAATTTACAAAGTCCCGTATGTGCATTCGAGCTATATAGTCACTTAAGTCTATAGGTCTTTTTGCTGAATCTTTTAGGAACAGTGCGCGATTAAGTGTGGCACCCTGATCTACAAGGATGTCATAAACATTTGAGTTAAAATACCGCACGAGATTTGTCCCTTAGGATAGGCTACCTCTTACATTTTACCTGAGATATGCCTTAGTGATTATTCGCTATAAAGTAAATATAGTGTATAATTTACTTTAACTTTTTTATCCAGAATGCTGCTGATATGTATTTTGTACCAAAAGTTACAGGAAGGGGTTCGTGGTAAAAGGGGGGCACCGAGGGGAAAACTAGAATACTTCCTGCCGAGGGCTTTATTGTCACATCTTGGTCGGGGAACCTAAGCTCTCCTCCTTCATAATCATCATTTAAATACATAACAGCAGACATAAGTGGCTCAATATTTGGTTCCCCGTAGTAGTCAACGTGCGGCCCCATTGCAGCGCCTACCCTATATTTAGAGATTCCTATTGACTCTGGTTCTATGTACTCTATGTTAAATCTTTGGGCGTAGTCTTTGCCTGCGGCGTCTAGTGCTGACTTTATAGTGGTGTATATAAAAGAAACTACTTCTGAGCTTTTGCTAAGCTTAGCCTCGTCTGTATATTTTTGATGTCCAAATATTTGTTTTTCTTCTGTCCCCGAGGCTACCCATTCGCGCCATGGGTCTATTAGATCACCATTTTTTAGCTGACTGTTAGATGTTTCTAGTAGCTCTACTATATTCTTTGGATTGGGGATGGCCTGTTCATAGTAGCAAATTCTTTCTGCAAATACTTCTGGGCTCACTATGCGTACTTGTTTCCTTTTTCCCACTCTTCTTTTTGCGCAGCCTGCTCAGAACGAATTCCTTTTATTTCTTCTTCCCACTTGGCTTTTGTTTCGTCTGAGTACTCTGCGTCGGCAAAATCCCAAAAAGAAACCATAGTATACCTAGTTCCTTTTAGTATTTCTTTTACTCCGTGGATATTCTCAACACCTCCAGGGAAACAAATATAAGAGTATGCAGCTGGCTGGAACTCTATGTTGTGTTCTGGGAAGTATAACTCTCCACCCTCGTAGTCGTTATTTAGATAAAGTATTCCAACGTACTTATTAATCTCAAAAGCGTTTGGCGTTCCATCAAAATCTGAGTTATCTGAGTGAGGCGCAGCAAAACCTCCTACATCCCATTTTTGAGCGTGAGACGTGTTTGCAACCACTTCTCTATCAAATACAGCTTCTATAGCTTCTTTAAACCTATTTCTTAGTGAGTCAAAAAACATAGGCGGTAAGTTGTATTCAGCAAGTCTTGGGTCATCTGGGTGTATTCCCATGCCGGAGGATCCGTAAAATGCTATATCTCCCCATATTTCTGAGTATGATTCGACATAGTTAATAATGCTCACAGCGGCTTCAGGGGTCACAAAATTTGGAATTTCTATAATCCTATTTTGTGGAATTCCTAGCTCTCCTAAAGTGTTGGGAGCGTCTTTGTAAATTTTAAAAGTACTGACGTCTATGCTATCTACAAAAAGTGACATATCTACTCTCCAATTTTCTCTGAGCTAGTGTTTTTGTGTGACACTATTGTCCAGAAAAACGGACAAACATATCTAATTCCAGATGTAATTTCCGTCACCCCGTGGATGTAGTTCATATCTCCTGGAAAAAAGTATGCTGATCCAGGCTTTGGCTTAAACTGTATTCCTTGATCTGGGAAGTACAACTCTCCACCCTCGTAATCGTCATTTATGTAGAACAGTCCGGCAATGTCATAGTATGGAAAGTCATTTGGTTTACCTCGATCTTCACCAATATGTAGCTCTTTATCTGCATGCGGATATTGGAATTGTCCAGGCAGCCACCTGACCACAGCTGCGCTGGTGGGTAGAGCATCTACGTTAAAAAATTTATCTACTTCTACTTTTAGCCTAGCTTGCATGCCTTCAATAACTTCTACAACTTTGGGGTCTACAGAGTTTAAAGTTTCATCTGTAGCTACGCGGTCTGCCCAGTAAGAGGCGTCATAGATACATACTCCATCTTCATTAAAATGGGACTCAGTCACATCCCAGGCTGTATTTTTACGAGCAAAATTATTTAAATACTCTAGCTCATACTCCGTCATAAAGTTGTCTAAAGAAACGATATTGTCTGGAGATGCTCCAAAAAAGCCGGAAGGCGTGATTGAAACCCTTACAGGGTTGGATTTGCTGTTAGTTACATTTTCTTGGCTCATAGTTATATCCTATATTATTCGTAAACCCTACGAGTCCAAACTTGTTTTTGGTAGACGCCCCCGTCCGGGACGCGGTATTTTGCACTATTAGAGTGGTTGTTTGTGGCCATTTCTTTGTGGGAAATATCTGCGTCTACCTCGGAATGCCAATTTTCCCTCTTAAAAGGTAGCATCTGAGCGTATGGGGTCCCTGCTGGTACAACTCCAGTAAAGCCTTTTACTACAAAAAATGGCATAGTTCCAGGAAGATTTACTTGATCATTATCTATGATTCCACTGGTAGTTAGAAATGGCAGTTCAAATCTATTAAATGGCTGGGTGTAGAGAACGCTGTAGCCTTCTGGAACTTTTACTGCCCAGTCAGACCACCATGCAAAGTGAAATTCATGATAGCCCATGGGATGAGAAAATTGATGCATCGGTGGGCGCACCTGAACGAAGTCTTTGTTTTTTTCATCTAAAACTTTTACTTTTATTGCTCCATTTTCTTCATAAAATTCTATGTCGCATGGGGTACGGTATACATATCCTGTCCCCATTATGTCAAATATTGCTGGACAGGCTTTCCAAGTTGGTATTTTTCCCCCGACCATCGGATCTTGCCAATACTCTCCAGTATCTGGTTTTACTGCAAATCTATCGGCTTTTCTATACCAGTCAGGGATTGTTTGGATTGTAGGTTTAGGTACTGAATCGCTCTCCCTGGTCAGCCACGGCCTATTTCTAATAAAACTAATTAGCTGTTTCACTTGTAGCTCCTGTCACGGGGCATACTGTTGTTTTTAGTTTAATACTTTTTGTCTCGTGCTTTCCCATAGAAGATCCGTCATAGTTAGTAGCATTTCTATACATTTTAGACCAGTCGCCTACAGAATTTTTAGCCTCCGCTGCGTCTCCATACTTTTTTAGCTCTTCCCAGTACTCTGGTGGCATGCTTCCTTCGGTTATTGACATCTCGTAGTTATTTTGTAGGCCAGCTACTGAAATTGGTATGATTGCAGCAACTGGAGTTCCCGCTGGTATAAATATTTCTTTATTTGGTTCGGTTATTTTTATAGCTATTGGTAGTTCTCCGGGATAAAAAGACGTGCTCATAAGAGTTGTAAAAGTCTGCATTCCTCTTATGAATTGATTGGGGACTGGCATCGTTAATATAGACGTATCTTCATCTGTATTAATTAGTAGTCCGGTTTTAAAGCTTAAGCTTGCATGGGACCTACCTGTATACACGGTATCTTCGCCCTCTAAAATTGTTACATGGTCCGGTTCATAGTTGTCTACACCATCCCACACTGCACGAATATCTCTATCAAATGATATTCCCCAGCCAAGACCATTTGTTAGCGTTAACGGAAAACACATGTAGGCATGCTTATCAGCTGTATTGTCCATCCAGTCTCTAGTGGCTTTTAGCTGTTCTAATTTAGCTGATTCAGGTCCTAATCGTTGGACCCTTATTTTTTTCACTAGTTTCCGGTCTCGATATCGAAAGCAGGCTTGTGAAACTTATCGGAAAAATCTAACATAGTTACCATCGAGTATTTTGTACCGGATGTTACTGGCATAGCTCGGTGGGGGTACATGTAGTTAGATGGGAACACATACAAATCTCCAGCTTTAGGTTTAACAGTAACTCCTTGGATGCTGAAAGCCAGCTCTCCACCTTCATAGTTGTCGTTTGGAAAAGCCACCAAAGACACTACGCAGTTATACGAGTACCCGTGATCGTGGTGCTCTTGAAAGTGTTGCCCTGGTCCATACTTAACGTAGTTAGTTGCCTCCCAATAGCGGAGCTCACCGATGTTGTAATTTTTGGTGTAGTGTTTGACTGCTTGTAGCTGCCTGTAGTGAGTGTCTTCCCACAGCTTTACTAGTTTTTGTCCAGCCTCTGACTTGTCGTGTTCAATATCACTTTTTTTGTATTTAAAGTCAAAGCAGTCTCTATACTCTGGCATTTTTACTCCGTAGCCAACTAACGCATCTTGATATGTATATCTGTTAGAAGGGTCTAATAGAACACCTTCTAGACGATTGATAACGTCCATATTTTCTTGAATTACGTTCTCGTATACCCAGATACCGGAGTTTGGGGCTATTTCTCTAGCATTAGACCACGTTTGTTCTTGAATCTCATACCAATTTTGGAGTCTATCTTGGTGCTCTGACATCTCCTGTTTCATTCGGTCGTCTGGCTCTCCTACATGCTTATCTTGCATTTTAAACTCCTTAATACTTTAGCTTGTAGTCTTGAATAATTGGGGAAACTTTATGATTTACGTCGCCTCGGTCGTTATAGTCAGTCATAATTACAACTGAATATTTGACTCCCGAGATCATATCTTGAGAAGCATGTTCATAGATATATGTGGATGGGAAAACCACGATGTCTCCAGCTTTAGGCTTAATAGATAAGCTATTCATTCTAGGAAACCAGATCTCTCCACCCTCGTAGTCGTCGTTTAGGTATACAACAACTGATATGGTGCACACATAAGTTGGCCCGTGGTCTGCGTGAACTTTAAAGTGGGTTCCCGGTCCGTCATATTTTACAAAATTAAAAGCTTCGTAAGATGCAATACCTACGCCCCAGTATTGACCGTAATCATCTACACATTGGCGGACCGCTTGAAAGACTCCTTCGTGAACATCGTAGAGTTCGGCGTTGTGTTCATTGCGCGGGCCTAAACCAGTGGAGTTTATTTTAAAATCTAAAGCATTTCTTGCTTGTAGATCAACTTCCGAAGACGAGGTGACTCGAGCGCCGTTCCAGCCATACCTGCCACCACTACTTAAGTTTTTCTCTAGCGTATCAATATAGCTTTTACCTTGTTCCTTGGTAATTGCTCCACTATACACGTTAATACCTAGGGCAGGGTTAGCTACACTGATATTTGGATTGTGCAGCGATGCCCTATCTGGCATTCTATTTGCTGAGGTCTCTGACCTATCTTTTGTAAACCAATCATTCATACTGTACATCCTACAGCATTTTTTAAAATTTGCTGTAAAAACAGTGATAAATCTTACTGGTGTCTAAACTGCTCTAACCCGGAAGCCAGGAGGGAAGAAAGGGAACCTAGGCGGGAAGAACGGGAAGAAAGGGAACCTAGGCGGGAAGAACGGGAAGAAAGGGAACCTAGGCGGGAAGAACGGGAAGAAAGGAGGGAAGAATGGGAAGAACGGGAAGAATGGGAAAAACGGGAAGAACGGCGGGAAGAAAGGAAAAAATGGTGGAAAGAATGGAGGAGTTGTGTTTTGAATAGAAAGGGGGGAAAACTCCGAGTTACCGTTAGCATTAATTGCTCTTACTTTATACTGCTGAGAAGTGTTAGCTTCCTGAAGCACGTTTGCTGAAGTTGATGCAGTAGTGTCTGATTTAGAGTCTGTACTCTCCCAGTAATAAGAAGTTATTGCAGATCCGCCAGTTGCAGGGGCTGACCAAGAGACCGCGTCAATTTGGTTAGCGTTAGATCCTGGATTTGTTGTGTTAGCAGTAGAGTTAGTGACTGTAGGGGCGTTTGGTGTTGCTGGCACAGTGGTCACGGCTACTGTTGTTGTTGCAGAAGAGGCTGATGTTCCTGCTGCATTTGTTGCAGTCACGCTAATGGTATAAGTTACTGCAGAAGTTAGAGTCTCTACCACTACTGGAGATGAAGACCCTGTTCCAGTCCTAGTTGTTTCTCCAGAAGCCGTAGCGGTTACGGTGTAAGAAGTTGCTTCTGGTGAGGTGGCAGGTAGAGAAAAAGCTACGCTTGCTGCACCATTGTTAAATCCCCTGTTTGTTCCTACGTTTGTAGCAACTATGTTAATAGGAGCCGATGGCTCTAAAGAGTCATTTTGCTGTTGGGAACGCTTGCCAGGTGATTTGCTCATAATATGTCATTCTACCTTAGATTTAATTAAGCCTTTAGGTCTCCAAAGACCAGCCAAGTGTTTGCAGCTACCTTAGTCAGGGATACTGAAGAATTCAACGCCCTAAAGACCAATCCAGGTGTATACAAAAGAGTCACAGACGCTCCTTGCACAATAGAAGCTCCTCCAGCTCCCACGCTCTGGTAGAAGTTGAGGGTAGTCCCAATTGGGAAAGTGATTGAGTTAGTAGTGTCTGCATCTACTGTAACACTATAAGCTCCGCCAATTGCAGTTAGTGAGTCTCTATATGTTAAGGGCTGAGGTAGTGTTGATGTGGTGGCATTGGCTGTAATGGCAGCTTTGATCGGAGTAAGCGACGGTACACCCTGCAATGTCTGAGTTCCATCGGAAAACGCAATGCCGCTAGCACCAACGGTTACTGTTCCTGTAAATGTTGGGGATGCCTTAGGAGCTAGGGTGGTGTCTGTTGGGTGAACGTGATCTGCTCTAGCATACTTTAAAGATGTACCAGCTGCAGCAGTGCCGTCAGCTTCCGGAGTGGCTGAAGCAGCTTGACCAACAACAAATGCAGTAGTTGCAATCTGTGTGTCGTTTTGGTCAGCGGTTGCTGTTGGTGCTACTGGTGTTCCGGTAAACGACGGGCTTGCTAGTGGTGCCTTGTCCTCGAGTTGGTCTTGAATAGAGGAGGTTACGCCAGCTACGTAGCCAATCTCTGTTGACGTGGTAGTGGCAGCTACAAGATATCCGTCAACATCTGAAACAATGTCTCGACTTGCAGTGTACTGCGCGCGGTTTGGTGTCCAAACCTCTCCAGACCAAGTCCAAGTTCGGTCATTGTACGTATACTCATCGCCAACTTCTGGTTCTGCAGGAAAATTAATAGGCATTATGCTTGTGCCTCTGTCCATGCTAGACGACCGCTGAATGACGCAGTTGATGACGATAGGTTAGTTACAACGATGGTTAGTGTGTCTGGGCCATCTGGATAAATGCCTGAGTTAGAGGTTGTACCTCCACCACCAAGCACACAGTTGCCAAGGTCGCGAAGGCGGCTCAGCTCGATTGAGTCAGTACCCTGAGACAAGAAACCACCAGTAATTTCACCACCGGAGACAGTTACGTTACCATTTGTACGATAGTCAGCAATTTGAGCCAGAGATGAGTTGGCTGTTCCTGTTTCAGCGAAGTTTGGAGTGGTCCAGGCGACTGAAGCTGAAGGCACTGCGTTCAAGTATGCACGCACTAGATAGTTTGTACTCGCTGAGGTTGTGGTCACACCAAGGCTGTTCATCTTAAGCTGCATGCGGTTGATGATTTCACGCTGTCCAAAGTTAGCGCTAATGCCATTATCTACAGATGGAGCTAAACGGATTGAGAACAGTGCTTTCGATCCATTCGCTGGGATTGAAACGGTTCCAGTCTGACCGTAGGTAAAGATGAGAGACGCATCATCGTCGAAACGACCATCCATAATTACCGACGTTCCCCAGTGGGAGATGGACGGTGCAAATGAAGGATACGCCAACTCCACCGAAGTGGGTGCAGTATCTACGTGGGTGTAGGTCTGAGCAGTCGCACCCATTGGTGCAAAAATCAGTGTTGGGTTAGATGAAGTGATTGCAGTATTTAAAGTGACTACAGTACCGGCAATGTTTGTGATAAACGCACCATCTGGGGCTGGGCTAGGAGATGTGCTAGAAAACACGCGCTGTCCAACTTGAAGTCCAGTTGCATCTGAAACAATTCCTGAGTTAGATCCAGTAGTCCAAGTAGTGGCTACAGCGGTTGCACCAGCACCACCACGAGTTAGACCGGTGAAAGTGGTTGCAGTCTTGCCAGTGTAGTTTACGTACTCTTGCAATAGTCCAGCCTGGTTATCAGTAGTACTAGGGCGAATAATAAGAGTTCCTGATGAAGGGAACGCAGAGGTGTCAAGCACTGTCATGGTTGTGTCAGTGCTTGAGAGACTCTCATCAACACGGGTAGTTGGTGGCAGCGTGGAAGACTCGTAGCGAGCTGGGAGGTTTCCAGAACGCATATACGCTTCGTTGTTGACGTTGTTGTTCTTCATCTTGTGAACGTAGAACACGTTGCCGTCTTCACCACGGAGGCCCCAGCGAATAAAGCCAGCACCATACCAAGAGTAGTCAATGTAGAACATCTGCATCTTCGTTAAGTCAACGGTGTAGCCAGAAGGTCCAGTACCGTCACACTTGTCTAAGTTGAACTGAGACTGAGGAATACGAACATCAATAGTCTTTGAAATACTCACGTGAGACGCGCTAGCAGCACGATATGAAGGTGAAATCGTGAAGTTAGGGGTAGCTGATATGTCATCAACCGCGATAACTCGGTATGACTGTCCGCGGATTACTACATAGTCGCCTGGGATTAGCTGGCTAGAGTATGCAGTTGGGAATGAAGAACTAGTACGGGTAACTACGTTAGAGCCTTGAGTTACAGTTGAGCGACCAGAGAGCTGCTGAGTAGATGAGCGCTTTACAACATATAGACCTTGGCCATCAAACTCCCAGAAAACACCGTTTTGAGAGTCAAACTGACCTAGTCGGTTAGCTGATCCGTACCAAGAGTTTACGTTTAGGTTTACGATACCAGTAGCTGGTCCAGCAGCAGATGTCGCCATCTCGTATGTAAATGTGTTAAAGCCAGTAATCTGGGCTACGCTGAATGTTCCGTTGTATGGAGCTTCGTTTGCACCCGCAACTAGGATCGAGGTTCCTGGCTGAATGTTGTGCTGCTCTTTAGTGGTAACAGTGGCAGTAGTTCCAGACGAGGTAATACCATCGATGGTTGCATATGGCTTAAAGATTGTTCCAGATGAAATTTGAAGACCCTTACCTGACTGGTAACGGAAGTAACGTCTAGTCTGACGAATTGCAGCTTCGTAGTTTGAGCTTGCGTTAGCAGAGAACAAAACACCACCATCAAATGCACGGTGCAAGAACTGAGCCTGCGGACGTACATAAATAGACGCGTTTGTTGCAGTTAAGCCAGAAGGAGTGCCTTCAGTAGGGTCGGCGTAATAAACAAAAGTGGTTGGGGTGGCTACTGTTGCCACGCGGTATGAGCCGTTTGGTGGATTAGTTCCAGTGATACCAGTCACCGCAATTGTGTTACCAATTGATAGCCCGTGAGGAACAGTAGTCGTTACATTCACCTTAAGATCTGAACCTGAAACCGTAACGGTTGGAGTTCCACCAATTTTTGCGTTGGTGTATAAGTTAGCAACGTAAATTGCAGTCTTGTTTGGGTCGAGAATGTCTGTAACAGTGGTTTTGTTTTGAGCACGACCTAGGTAGGTAAATGTTCCAGTACCTCCACCTGACTCGATCAAGAAGTTACCGTTTGCCTCTGAAAGAAAAGTATCCTGTACGTTTACTGCAGTTCCGGTAACAGGGGCAACACCGGCAATAGCCTGACCTGAAGTCCAAGTCTCTGTTCCTGTTGTTGAATTTACAACTGCAAAAGTTGTGGTGCTTGGGGTTGAGTAGATTAAGTAAGTTCCGTTATAACCAGAAATTGATGATCCAGAAATAGTCACGTATTGCCCTGTTGAAAAACCGTGAGCCGCAGAAGTTGTGTATTGAACGTAGCCAGAAAATGGGGTGGATGGGTCAGCGCCAGTTACAGTTGCTGTAGTTGTAGAAAGTGTCACTGTCACAACGCGAGCGTTTGTTGACATGCTTATTCCAGAAACGTTAGGGATTGCAGTTGCTGAGGGTGCTGCAAAAGGACGGTTGTTGGTTACGGCTAGATTCTCCCACTTAGATTGCTGGGTACCGTACTCAAAGTCGGTATCGATCAGCGCCTGAGCGGTAGAGGTGCGTAGTTTATTTACCGGATCGGTAAGAATTTCTGTTGGGTTAAAACGGCCATCTGATGCCGGAAACTGTTGAATACTCATTACGCTATCTCTACTCCGCTAATGTGGACTTTTACTGTGGTGGCTGATGCAAATCCGCGAATCTTTTTTGGAGTTGCGTTAGCACCTAAAACCTGTTTCATATCTACTGAAATTGTTGCGTGACCTGCAATTGGGGTCTGATCGAACACTTCAACGCCATCCAACAAAATGTTGAATGTCTGCTCTGATGCACTGGTATTTACTACAACAATGTTGGTCACAACGGTTGTAGTTCCAGTCGTCGGCACGGTATATAGATCGCCTACAGTTGTAGCGAATGCGGCTCTTGTTAGAGCTTTAGTTGTGGTAGCCATTAGTTACTACTCTCTTTTCTTTTGTTATTTGTGCGTTTAGTAAGCACCCATGATTACCATTATATCGGTATCAGTAGGAAGCGTTGTCCAACCAGCATCTCCGTTAGTGTTGGAAAGTTTAACTAAAAATTGTCCGGTAGTTCCTCCGGTAGGTAGAGACTCGCCAGAAGGGCCAGTTGGACCAGCGGGACCTTGCGGACCGGCCTCACCGGAAGTTAAAACCCAATAGCCATCGTAGAAGGCGTAAATTCCAGCTTGCTCGCTATTGAACCATAAGTCACCCTGGGTTGCTCCGGTTGGAGGAGTTGCTGAGACCACAAGGCTTGCACCGCCACCCTCGCCGTTAGAAGCAACGGTGATACGACCCTTTGCGTCCACTGTAATGTTTGCGTTGGTGTATGAACCAGCAGTCACACCTGAGGTTGCCAAGGTTGGGTTTGGGTAGGTCCCAGTTAAGTCTCCACCAGCAGGGCCGGTAGGGGTACGAGAGTTAGATAGTCGAGAGTCTGTAGTAATTACTGCAGTACCCGCAACGTCAGCTGGTTGGATGTTTCCAGAAGTAAGTGCACCACCAGTTACGGCTTTAACTACACCAGCAGTTAGAGGCATCACAACAGTTCCCGTAAACTCTGGGCTTTGTAGAGGAGCCTTAGCATCCAACTGTGTTTGGATTGCAGAAGTGACTCCATTTACATACGCAAGCTCGGCGTTAGACACGTCTCCGATTGAGGTAGTTGCTGGAAGTACAACAGTTCCGGTAAAGGTTGGGTCAGCAAGAGTTGCTACTACAGCCGCATCAATCGAGATCTCTGAACCGTCTTTAACAATTCCAGTTCCAGCAGTAATGTTTTGAGCTGCGCTAAACTGAGTGAAGTTAAGGTCGTCAACACCAAGGTCAACTATTCCGCTGTTAGCAACAATAAAACCAGCGTTAGCGTAGAGAGTACCGTTCTGTACTAGACAGAAGTTTCCACCAGCGACTTCAGAGGTAGGGCTGTTGTCTGAGTCAGTTGCACGGGTTAACTCCCATGGGGCTGAACCTGATCCAAGATCGGTTACGGTGTAGATACCATTCTCTGTAGCGTCAGTCTGAGCTCTAACTAGAATTCGATCATTTAGAAGAACTGTATATCCGTCAATAGTTCCTAGAGCACCGTTAGATGCTTTAGTGATAGTTGCTCCGAGTCCAGATGTGCCATTGTCGTAGGTTCCAGCGAGATTTGCAGTCGTAGCTACATCTACTGGATCCTTAACGCTTAGTCCTGTTGCTAGGTTGTCAACATAAGCCTTTGTTGCAGCATGTAAGTCCAAACTTGGTGCACCAGAAAGAGTCAAGGCTCCAGTTAAAGTTCCACCGGTTAGTGATAGCTTGCCATCAAGAGCAGTTTGAGTTGCGGTAGATACAGGCTTGTTAGCGTCTGAAGTGTTGTCTACGTTGCCTAATCCAACCATGCTCTTTGAGATACCGGATACGGTACCAGTAAAGGTTGCGCCAGCAAGAGATGCTTTTGCGTCCAGCTGAGTCTGAATTGCAGAAGTTACACCATCAACATAGTTTAACTCTTCAGTTGATGCGGTTATGCCGTCAAGAGTGTTTAGCTCAGCTGCAGATGCGGTTAGGTCACTAACATCTGCAGTCACAACTGTAATGTCGTTGCTTGTAGTGTTAATAGTCTTATTAGTAAGAGTCTGTGTTCCGCTGTTAGTAGTTACAGCATCGGTAATCTTAACGTTTCCTGAGCCATCAAACTCAACGCCAGTGCCTAGCTTTACAGAAATAGCGGCTGTTGGGTCATCATAAGTAAGACCGTTGCCGACGTTTGCTCCAACAGCATCTTGCGCACGTTCGTTAGTGAAGTATAGGTTTGTACCTTCTTCAATGTCAGAAGTAGTAAGCGCGTTTATTGAAGTGTCTGTGTAGGTGTTAGCAGTGTTAAGCGCAGTGGTGGCTTTAGTCTGAGCACCTGTCTGGGTCTCAAGAGCAGCGGTATCCGCGATGCCGTGGATGTTTGTGGTGTCAGCTTCGTGGGCAGCTAGCGCGGAGTTAGATGCTTTTGCATCTAGTGCAGTTTGGGTGGCAGTAGAGACAGGCTTATTGGCATCTGAGGTGTTGTCAACGTTACCAAGACCCACCATCGCCTTGGTAATACCAGATACGGTTCCGGTGAAGGTAGGGCTGTTTAGCGCTGCCTTCTGGTTAATCAAAACCTGGGTAGCAGTTGATACTGGCTTGTCTATGTCAGAAGTATTGTCAACGCTGCCAAGACCAACCATAGACTTTGTTACACCAGCTACAGTTCCAGTAAATGTTGGGCTGTTTATTGGTGCCTTTAGATCTAAAGCATCCTGAGTGTCTGATGATATTGGTTTATCTGCGTCAGAAGTATTGTCAACGCTTCCAAGACCAACCATAGACTTGGTAATACCAGATACGGTTCCCGTAAATGTTGGACCGTTGATTGGTGCTTTTTCGTCAATGGAGTCTTGTAACAATCCCTGTACAACACTTAAATCTCCGTCGTAAACTAAAAGACTAGCATCGGTAATACCGTGAACGTTAGTTTCATCTAAATTGTGATTGCTCACGGCTGTGGTTGTAAAAGTATTTGCAGTTTCTACTGCTTCATCTACTCCTGCATCTACCAAGATCTGTGCTTCGGCAATGGCTGCTGTCTCGGCTGCATCTGCCTTAGTCTGAGCACCAGTTTGCGTCTCTAAAGCTGAAGTGTCGGTAATGCCGTGAACGTTAGTTGTAGCGTTGTTGTGAGTTGCAATTGCATTGATTGCATTATCGTATGCAGTTTCTATTCTGTCATCGATTTCATCACTAACTACTAGATAGCCTGGAACTTGAGTTTCTAGTAGTACTCCAGTTCCGTCAAGAGTTGCCACTACAGAAGTGTCAATACTAAATTCGTTGCCTGTTAGCTCTAGACCGTTCCCTGCTAAGTAAGTGCCAGCACCAGAAAATTGAGTAAATGTAATTGGGTCTGTTCCGAGTGTGGTTATTGCATCAGTCTGCACCCAACCTGAGGAGTTATATAAAGTTCCTCCGGTTACAAAAGTAAAGTCTCCGCCTTGAATTTCAGCTGGGCTATTGTAGTCATCTGCTCTTACCCAAGCGCCGGATTTAGCAAGATAAATACCATTTTGTGCTGGAGCAGTTTGAGCTCGAACTAATACTCTGTCGTCTGCAACTAACTGAACGCCATCTACAACTAAAAGTCCTCCAGATGTTAGGTTTATGTTAGCTGTTGTTGCAGCAACAGTAGACTCGTGAACATGTAGACCCTCTGCAACAGCGTCAACGTATCCTTTAGTTGCGGCGTCTAAGTTTTGAGTTGGATCTGCGTGTAGAGTTACTTGACCTGTAAATGTAGCTCCAGCTAGAGGAGCATATAGCTGGGCTGCTGAAAGTTCTGCAGCAGCTTGAGCAGCATTGGCTCTGTCTTGAGCACCGGAAGTTGTCTCTAAAGCAGAGGTATCAGGAATGCCGTGAACGTTAGTTGTCTCTGATTCATGGTCAGATATGCCGCCTGAAACTGCGGATGCAATTCTAGCTGAAACAGTGTTACCTGCTGTGCCGTCTACAGTTTCGTCGCCGATTAAGTCGTCGGTGTAAGCGTTAGCTGCTGTCTCGGCTGCATCTGCCTTAGTCTGAGCACCGGTAGCTGTCTCTAGTAGAGAGGTGTCTGCGATGCCGTGAACGTCAGTTGTATCCGAAGCGTGGGTTGATAGATCAGTGCTACTTGCCTTTGAATTTAGCTGAGTCTGGATTGCAGAAGTTACACCATCTAGGTACCCGATCTCGGTGTCTGATACGCCAGTTACCTTATCCTGTTTGGTCCCTATGCTTGTAGAGATTGTGGTAAAGAAGTTTGCATCATCATTAATTGCGGCTGCAAGTTCGTTTAGTGTGTCTAAAGCCCCCGGAGCTAAGTCAACAACTCCACCAATGGCAGCTGTAATAGCAGAGGAAACTTCGGTAGGAGTCATGCCTGCGTATGGAAGGGCTGTCCAAGTAGCTGATCCAGTACCTACTTTAATCTTGCCGGTATTGGTTTCAAAGCCCAGTTCTCCAGCGGAAAGAGTGGGATTGACTGAGGTCCAGTTAGAGGCTGTATCGCGTCTAATTTGAATTTTAACTGCCATAATTATCCATTCGCATTTCCACCATTAACGGTTACTAGATACATGGAGTCAGCGCTTCCACCGTCTAATACGTCGTAATTTGCTCCAGTAAGTACATCAGTATCTACGTTTTCCCACTGAGAGTTACTACTATTGTACAGTAATATTTGATTGTCGGCCAGGTCGGTTAGCAAAACATCTGTTAGTTCTGCAACAGATGAAGCCCCGCCGCCAGTGTTCGTTATCCACTGAGTGTTGTAGTTGTCGCCATCAATTTTTGCAAGAATCTGACCGGTGGTTCCACCTGTTGGTACGCCTGGCCCTGTGGCACCTGTTGCACCTGTACTACCTGTTGCACCAGTCGGTCCGGTTGCACCTTTTGCAGAAAGTAGTGTCCAATATACAGTTCCACCTGTAGGTTGCCCTGGATATGGTCCTGTTGATCCAATATCTATATTGCGATACCATGTCTGGCCTTCGTATGTGGCTACATCACCGACAGTGTATACAGTAGATGAAGAGTAGTCCCCAACAAAGTTCCATAAAGCGTCAGCACCAGTTGGACCGGTTGCTCCAGTTGCACCTGTTGCACCTGTTGCACCAGTTGCTCCCGTAGGACCTGTTGCGCCGGTAGGGCCCTGCTGAACAATCCAAGCCGAACCCGTGTGGACATAGACTTTATTTTCGTCTGCCTTAAAAAAGAGATCGCCAGCAGAACCTACCGACGGGAGAGTGTTTCCCGACGGTAGGCCTACAGGGGTTAAAAACTTTTTAGACAAGACCTATCCTTTTTATAGGTTATTAGCCTACTATAACAACTTGGTAAGAGTCAGCAGCAACATCATCCGCTGCTACCCAACTCAAAGTTGCGGTGTTGGTGTTGGTTCTGTCTACGTCAACTATTACTTCGTCAAAGCTGGCGATGTCGTAAACCTGGATTACTACGTTCCTAGTTCCTAGGTTGTGAGTAACTGTCCAAGTAACGGATCCGCTTGTTTCGGTTAGTAGTGGGTTTGCTGCAGTGTACTTGGTTGTTGCACCAAGGTTTGTGCGAGCATCGGCTGCAGTAGTTGCACCAGTACCACCGTTTGCAATAGCAATGGTTGTACCGTTCCATGTACCAGTAGCAATTGTTCCTACTGTGGTAATGGATGACTGACCAGCGTAAGTAGACGCGATGTCAATTGCATCAGCAGCTACTGTAATTCTGTCAGCAGTGCCTACTGCGTTGAAGATGTTACCGTCTAGGGTTAGACCATCGCCTGCAACAAATGTTCCAGCACCAGAGAACTGTACCCAGGCGATGTCGTCAGTGCCTAGAGTTGCTATAACATTTGTCTGTACGAAACCAGCGTTGCCGTATGTGGCACCCTGATCTACGAATACGAAGTCACCTGGATCA